GAAACTTTTATTAAAAGTAAAAGTTTCTGAATTAGTTACGGTAATATCTACATCACTACTATTCTCAACAATTCCACCTGTTTCAGCAGAATCGGAAGATGTAATCTCTTCTCCGGCTCTAAATGTACCAACTACAGAAATTAGATTTACTGAAGTTCCAGAAGTTCCATCTGCATATACATAACCTTTAGCACCAGAAGTCACACCCGTGATTAATACACCACCGTTTGTGTGTGTTGCAAGAAGTGTTGGTGAAGGAGTGCCACTCAAAGTTAGTTTTGTAAATGGCCGTATATCAAAAAGATATAATTTATATTGAGCCGCCGGCGACAATGCAGTCGCTCCAGCTGTACCTGAATGATATTCAATTCCTCTAGCTCGACCTACACCAATTAAGTTACCGTTTGCAGAACCTCTAGTAGTATTTGTTGCATCATAGAATTGTACAGTATTGAATGCAGTAGTTTCTCCAGATATTTGTGTAATGTCTGGAGTATTGTATACATTGGTAATGAGTGCATAATTACCAATGTCAAAAGTTGTAATACCAGCATTAGTAGTGTCAAAATCTCTTGCTTTAGAAATATCTTTTATGGTAGTTCGAACCTTATCAATTTCATAACCCCTGACGTACATTTTACCCGGTGATATGGTAAGAGATAACAGCTCGCTGCTAGCGATGTTACCATCATCAGTTGTCGCACCCACAGTATATCTACCCTGTAGATTATCGTTACCTACACTAACATCTACTGATTCACCTATGGTAAATTCAAATGGTCGAACCGTATAACTTCCAGATTCATCATTAGTCCTTCTTGCAAATTCATCAGCAAGTTGAGAATATGGCGTGCGGCGACCAATTATAGATGATTTACCATCTTTGAGATCAACCAGAGCGATAAAATTGGTTGTGTCCGTTGAAGTCGTAATAGCAGAGAGTGCAACAGAAACACTTAATCTATGTGCGCCTTTCGCAGCATAGTTAGTTGACCCTGTAGAATTATCTAATAGAGACTCTGCATCTTCTGGTGTAACAATAGTTTCGCTTACTTTAAACCCAACTGTTCCCGTATAAGTTCTATCATAATTATTAAGAACTAGAGTTTCTTCTAGGTTGTTAACAAAGAAACCACGAATATAGTAAATACCAGATTCTATGCGAAACGCAAGACCTGTTCTTGATGCTGGACCTTCTGCACTTGCAAGTTGTGCTAAGGTTGATCCTGCAGCGACACTATACACAGAATTGTATGTTGTAACAGATGCAACATTTGCAGCATAACTTGCTGTTGAATGTGATATTGCAGTATTAGCAGTAAGATTTTCATTATCAGCAAAAGTTGTAGTTTCAAAGTCAGTTCCCGCACGTTCATATGAAAGATAAAGGAGTGGTTGATCTGTCGTCGTCGCAGCTGCAAAACCAATAACCTTTGCGGTAACACCCGTTGTTACACCTGTAATAGTTGTAGGATTGTCTACGTTATAATATTGTGAAGGATCAACCTCTTGACCATTAAATGTACTTGCGAGTTTCAAACTATAATATTCTTGAGTCGTTCCTTGACCCGGCACAACCACTGCGCCCTCACGAAAAATGTGACTTCCATGTGCTTCAATTTGATGTTGTAATGCACTTTGAAGTTGCGTTAACTCTCTTGCCTGAACTGCATATCCCGGCCGAAAGAGAATTCTGTGATAATTATTATCTGCATTAAAATCATCAAAGTACGGTGCTGCGTTAAGATTAGTTTTTTGTGCCATATTAGAATTCCACTACAATTTTAATGTCTTCCGTTTGATCTGTCGCACGGGTGATGGGGGCTCTGTTTTCTATGTAGATCACATTACCGCTATCTGGTTCAAGTTCTGGGTTCGCATATCCATCGGTAAATGTGATAGTATTCGAGTTAGCAAGAGTTACTGCACTGTCCGCTGATGCATCAGGTGTCCCAGTTGCGCCAGAAGTTGCACCCGTAACAACATTTGCACCAGAAAAAGCAATATATGCACCAACTGTACTTGTGCCGTAATTTGGATATCTTTCCTGCTGATAATAAAGAATGTTGTTATTAGCATCCCACTGAACAACCTTACCAATTGCAAGGGTTGTTGATTGTGTAATCTTTTCATCAGCAGTAAACGTACCACTGGTGCTAGCCAACTTTAGTGCATAAGTTTGTCGAGCTGTTGTATCAGTTGCAACTGTTGTTGTTCCAAAATTTGTTGGTTCAGTAACAATAGAAATGTTACGAAAATCATTTCCTGTAAGAAGATCATCGCCCTCTGCACCGACGAACAATGTGTTCATAATCACATAGTGACCACCAAGTTCGTTGACCGCATTAAAACCATGACCCCCCTTTGGACTAATTACAACTTTGATTGCACCGCCACTACCGTTATCAATGTCACCAGAATCTACAGCAGTTGTTAGTCCTGCATTTGCAAATACTGTGTCATCTGTAAGTGTAATTGTTCCATAGGTATAATTAGTGCCACCAGAATAAACAATTGTATCAGTTCCAGAAGTAAGACCGAAACTTGCAATTGCACCACTGGAAACCACAAATTCTATTACGGCACCAGAGGTTGTTCCCGCACTCGTACCATCGCCATTAACTGCTACATAGTAAGTACCATCTGTATATCCAGTTCCAGCGGTTACAATAAGACTTTCAATTTTACCATCAACAGCCGCAGCAGAAACAGTAGAATCAGTACTAACAGGCATAAAATCTGATGTCAAGAACTTTGTTTGTTCTGCACTGGTAATTGTGTACATATATTTTAGAACATAACCACCCTGAGAAAAGAAGGAAGTTGATTCAGATGTAGGTTCAGAACCAGAGTAAGCAGTTCCACCGTTATTGTCTATAACCTTATACACACGGTTATCAGATGTACGGAAGAAAAATGTGGATTGATAAATGCTAGATTTACCAGATGTAGTTAGATTAGTAGAGCTAACATCGCTTTCGTACATATCAAAAGTTGTATTGTTTGCCCAGTTAAGTCGAGAAATTGCATGACTAGCATCACCTGCTGCAATATTTTTTGCTGCGATAGCTTGATCCCAAACATTAAACTCACTGGTTACATCATCAGCTGGAGTAGGTGGTGCCGAATCTGTTCCACCACTAGTTCCTGATGTGAAAGGAGTAGACTTACCAATCATCATGTAGTATGTGCTTTTGGCTGCTTCATTAAAAGACTCAAAGAATTGAGTTGCGTTATGAAGTCTAAATTTTTCTGTTATGATTGCTGTCATTTTCCGTTTCCTCTAATCTGTATTAGTATTTATACATCATGTTCATATCTAATTATAATTATGCACCAGCACCATGAACAGTTTTTAGTGTAGAACCACTAGAGTTCTTAATCAACAGAGTTGATAGAGTTTTTAATTCTGCTGAACCTACAGCGTCATTGGCGATATGCTCTTCATCAATAGAATCTGCTGCATAATGTTCAGAGTCAATAGCATCATCAGCAATCTTAGCGCCCGTAATAGCATCAGCAGCAATATTAGCAGTCTGTACCCAAACACCAGTGAGAGTTCCACCAGCAGCACTTGTTGCAAGCTTCGCACTGTTATCGTAAAAAAGATTTACAGCACCATTTGTAATAAACTGGGCTTTAAATTCTGTACCAGCATTGTTGAGAATATTGATATTGTTATCGGCTTGTAAGTTTAGATTTCCTGTACCAGCATCTACAATATAACTATTACTACCGTTGTGATAAATCTGAAGGTCACTACCAGCACCCCACAGTGCTTTGGCGTTGTCCGGGAACAGAATGTCATCAGTACCAGTAGGAACTGTAAATACTGTGGCGTCAGCATCGTTCTTTAAAGTTATATCTGATGTGCTGCCTTGTCCTGTTAGGATTAAACCCTCGGCAGATGTGTAACCAATTGCAGCATTATCACCCGCCGCAGTGTCACCAGCTGGTTCTACTGTTCCTGTTGCTGTCACATTACCTGTTACATCTAAACCAGAACTGTCGATATCGACTCGTTTGGTTCCACCAGTGGTTACGTTGACTGTATCAGCAGCACCAAAGTAAATACCTGTATTTGTGTCGCCCGTATTTGTAATTGAAGGAGCAGAATTACTACCGTCTGCAAATGATGCAACACCAGTGATTGTTGGCCCAGCAAGAGTAACAACAGAAGATGTTGCACTGATACCAGATGTTAGTGATGTACCTGTACCCAACAGGGTATAGATTTCAACAAAGTTATCATTGATTTTATCACCACCGCCACGGATAGAATCACCCGTTCCATCCCCTGCGGTAGTACCTAATCCTATTGATTGATATGCCATTATTCCGTCTTCCTTTGTTATATTTATACTTCTTCTATATCAAAATTATTAAATGCATTATCAAATGTAGATAATATCCCATCAAATCCAAACTCAAGGACCGTTATTTTTTTGTATAAATCTAGATCAGTTCCATCCTCAAGAATGATCTGATCATTCTCATCAGCCGAAGTGTCATAAACTATAAAATCATGATCATCCTCATGTGTAAGTTTACCATTTTGAGTAACAAATATATCTGATGGAATAGTAAATGGTTCAAGTATAGTATCACCAGCCATATCGAATGGATTTGCACCAACATTTATAGAATCTTCTAAAGCAATGAAAGTCCTTTCAAGTCTCAGTTTTTCACCAACACCAAACCCAGTAGAATCTTCCAAAAGAATATCGTCACCAAATGTTCCTGTAACAGTTGATCCATCCTCTAGTTTAAATGTTCCAATATCTTGACCCTCAAGAACAATAGTATCAACAGAGTTTTCATCAGAAATATTAACTAGGGAATCACGGGTAAAGTTATTGGTAGAATATCCAAGTGCTGTATAAGTGTCTTTGGTTACGCTCTGATTTATGTTAACATCACTGCCAGATTCCAACAAAATGTGATCACCAAGATCAGACGCACTGCTGTCAGTTTGAGTAAGTAATAAACGACTACCAAGTTGAGCAGAACCACTTTCCAATGCAATACCATCACCACTAATACCCTCATAAGTTTTAGTTGCAAGGAATGATAGGCCATTAGCAGTATTGTGTGTTTTATTTAACGTAACATCAACGTGCGTTGTATAAGAAGATCGAACATGAACATCTCTATCGTACTGAGATATACCTTCAATAACAAAGATATCGGACTCAACTTCACTAAGCAAATTATCTATTATTGTAGAGTCTTCACCAGAAAGGAATGATATACCATCTTGAAGACTATCCTCAAGTTCGAATGACAAATCATCTTCTGTAACAATATCAAAACCAGCATCGCCCTGAGATGTTTGAAGATGTCCATCTTCAGTTCCATCAAGAACAAGGTTGTTCGATATCGCTTCAGCACTTTCTGATACGATACGATCTAAATCCTCAGTTAACAACAAACCAGACTCGCCAGCATCAATTCCATAAGATATTTCTATTGCTTCAAAATCAATATAAGCATTTTCTGGTGTTTCTAATCGTATAACACCTACACCAAGTTCCTCCTCAATTTCAAATTGATCATCAGAAGTTTCTTGAATAGAAGTTTCTAATAATAGGACAGTCTCTTCTTCAGTTGTAAAACCAAGACGGCGCTCAATAGGAGCAGCAAATATTGAGAAGAATGTAGTACTAAGAATAGCATCGAAGAGATCAGCACCACGGTCAGACTCCCCAATTTCCTGTGCTTCTCCAATTTGTAATTTAGCAGAAACAAAGGAAGAAAGAATAGACTTTGAAAAAACATTAAATCCAGCTGGATGAATTGATTTTTTCACCTCATTTAAATATGAACTACTACCAGATGATGACTGAATTTCATATGAAAAATCTTGGTAATAATAAGAATCTTGAATTCTAATTAGAGCTTCACCAATTAAATTTTCAATACCACCAAATCTTCCTGTTTTTTCAGCAGAAGTACCCAAATTAAATTTTGATTTTGCAACATCTGCATGAACAATTGTTGCAGACCCGGCCGCAGTTGCTATGGATGTTGTTCCAGCAGAGAAATCAATTCCCGCATCCTCAAATAAAACTTTTTCGTTTATATGAAGTGTATCTGCATTTGTTCCATCCAATAACAAGTTAGTGAAGGGGACATCATTTTCGTATAGGAGTTTTTCATTAACGCTATCAGTTATACCAGATTCTAAAACAATATTGTTAGTGGGATCACCAACTCCATTCGCAGCTGTAGAATTAGGAATAATCTTATCACCAGAATTTGTACCAAGATTATCTGTAGCATTAAGAACTAAAGTATCTTCATATTCTATATCAGAATCAAGAACTATAAAGGCGTTTTCATTTGATTTGAGCGGAGGAACCAATGAATCTTCCAACAGGAATTTTATTTGCCTCGGCGCTGGCAAATCATCTGGATGTTCCATAATGATTTGACCAAAACCATCCTCCAAATCTATAAACCCAGATGTTATGCTTGTAGAATCTATTAAAAGTCTATCGCCATCTTCATCAACTAAATTTTCGCCATAAACAAGATTAGCGTCCAAAATAATATTTTCATCAACATACTCGGATGTTGTAAGAGAGTCTTCTAGAAGTACGCCCTCATTGTAGTTGCCTTCTCCAAAAGATTCACCTTGAACACCAACTGTGTCTTCAATTGAAACTTTTAGAAGTTGAGTTGCAGAGTCAAATGATCGAACTGTTCCTGTATGTGATGTTAATGCTGCGCCGGGAGTAAAAACTCCTGTTATATCTTTTACAACGAAATTTCCACGAAATTCCAATGTAGGTTCTTCAGTATAATTGAAGCCGGGATTAGTAATATTGACACTAGAAATTCTTCCAATATCTGTTGTAGTTGCATAAGCCTTTGTGTTTGTACCATACTGACTTCTAACCGTAACAGTAGGTAAAAGTGCATAACCTTCTCCCGGCTGAGTCACAGTTATTTTTGTAATATCCCCATCACCAGACTCTAAAATAAACCCCTCATTATCATAACGATTTGTGTCTATAACTATTGTATTCACTGCCGACTCAGTTTCAAGTCTATCACCAAGAACTGCTTCTGTGTTGATACCACTAGTATATGATGCAGCATTTCCAGACTCACCATAGAGATGATCTGCTCGATGATTATAGTTACCGCCATATAATGTATATGTTGTATTACTATACGTTGATTGTGCAACAGCTGTCAAAGTTGTGGGAGAATAAAATATTTCGCCGGGATACTCAAGGAAACTATATTGTCTCACTCCTGTTGAGTCAGATTTAAATTGTAGAACCTCATTGTCCAAAAATGTTTGTGGAGTAGATAGAACGATAGTTGATTGATCCGTAACAGAAGTAACTGTAACTGTTGTGTTTACAGGAATACTATTTGATCGTACAACCATCCCTATAGTAATATCTTCCCCAACATTACCATCTAGTGATACTGTTGTTGAATTAAATGTTGCGCCATTTACAGAGGCAGATGATTTTTTAATAATTGATTGTTCCGCTGCATAAAATGTTTTATAGATTGGGTAGTAGTAACCGGAAACATTACTATATTTTCTATCAGTTCCTAATAGTGCATAAGGTTCCTCATTAAAAACTGTACCATCTTCAACTTGAAAATTAAACTGTGTTATGAAAGCGTTAGTACCTTCTTCCTGTATAATAATATCGCCGTCAGTCTCATCAACTATGTTACCATTAGTAACAGTAACCTCGGCTTCTGCTTCTTTAACAAGACCAGCTTCTAATGCATTGTCTGTAAATACAACAAGATCACCTATTTCATAGTTTGTTCCCCCATCATCAATTGCAACGCCCGAAATAGAACCTGTTTCAACCCCACCAACAATCGCTGAAATATCACCACTACCAATTCCGGCAGATGTATCAAGGTCAATCAGATCGCCCGTTTGGTATAGTGTCCCATCATTGGATATTGTAACTGATGAAATTATATCAGCAATAGTAAAATTATATTTTACGTCTCCTGTAGAAGATATACCATATATGTTTTCACCGTTGTTGAAAGTTCCAACTATATTTGAAATCTGAAATTCAATATATGAAATACCACCAGAAACAGAAAAGGTTGTTGAACTTTCAACAAGTGCAGTTGCATCGGTATCTGTACCAGTAATTGATTGACCAACAAGTTCATCTGCGAAAACATTGCCAACAGCGGAACAACGAACAACAATAGGTTTATCCCAATCTGCTGCTGATGATTTCAGCATATATTGATTTGGATAGAATACCTCTGCGTCCTCATCCAGAAGGATTTTCATAAAGAGTTTAGCGCCCTCTTTAGTTCCCTTCCGTCGATACAACTCACCAATATGTTTTTCTAAATTTCTCTTGTTAATTCCATTTGCAAGATTAGTAGGAATTCCAGCCATAAAGGATTTGCGAAACTCTTCAATAAAATCATAAATGGTATTATCAATATCAGCATAAGCCAATAACTGCTGAATATTCTGAACCGGGTTTGCACGATATCTTGTAACTACACCAGACGCACCAGAAGTTCCACCAGTTACAGTTTCACCTGTCTCAAACAATTGTTGTGAGGATATGAACAGTCTTGGAGTTGCATTACCAAGGTCTTCAACTAAGATTGTTGCGGTTGCATAAGACGTACCGCCAGTAATAATTTCGCCTTCGATAAATTTACCTGTGGAACCAGAACCAACTTCAGTAACAATTAAACTCCCATCTTCATTAAGAAGATTTGTATCAGTCTCAACTTCTATAAGAATGTTGTCAATATTAACTGTTAGTTGTAGTTCACCAGATTCAAGAAACTGGTAATACGATTTTAAAAATTGAGAAAAAATAGGGTGGTCTTCAGCAATGAAGTCAGGCAGTTGACCATCAATCTGAGTGCTGAGTTTATTCTCTAAAGTTGGGGTCCAAGATAGGTCAAAAGGAGGCATGATTAATAACTCGACGGCGTTGCGTAATTAGTTGATGTGACGTAACTCGTTGAACCCCCCGCAGTATTAACTGCAATTGTATCCTGTCCCCCTGAGACTGACGTATTTACAAGATCAATTTCAACAATCTGATTTCTCTTACCTACAATATCACTGGACGCTGGTATTGCAGTTAACCTTATTCTTCTTGAGACATTGCCATCAACACTAGATACAGATGTTATATAAACTGGATTAACTGAAACTAAACCAGTTGTGTAATCTACAGTTCCAGCGAAAGAATCATAATAGGTTCTTGCTCCGGTAACCAAATAATAAATGCGAAGGTTGCCTGCGCCATCATCATCAAAGAACATCTCGTTTGTATTATCCTGTACATAGAAACCAGTTGATGCAATAATACCACCGGCTGTTGAATTATGACCAGAGTGGGGATTATACAGTTGATTTCCAAAATGAACTGTGAAAGAAAAGGAACCTGATGTACTTGGTGTGTAAAAACTACCCAGAGTTACCGTAGTGATATTACTCAATATTGAAGTATCACTAGCATCAACCAAAGAAGTAAACTGAGAATGTCTAAAAACAGAGTTGAATACTTTCAAGTAATCAGTATTGTAATTTGTGATAGTAGATTGTACAAGTGTCTCTAACGATTCTCTAGAATTTGTTGTTTTGTTACTATCGAATTTAAAATTGACGTTAAGGATAATGTTTAGAGTTTCTGCATCTACGACTACGGGAGTAATAGACGCTACAGTGTACGGAGACAAATCTGTTACTAACTGTGCCTTTTGAATTTCATTTAGATTTAGTCCTGTGGTTGACTTAACACTAATGAAAATTTTACCATACTCTGCAACATCAGACACACCAGTAACCGGATTAAATGAACCATCCTCGCCACCCCAAACAGAAACCGCTTGAGTGTTTGCGAACAACTGTTTAACATATGTCTTATAATCTTCTGTTGTAACACATCTTCCCTGCGATGCATAATCCAGAGGTGCGTTGTACTTGATGGACTCAATACTTTCTGGTTCTGATCCACCATCAGAAATTGAAACAGTAACAACATTAACACTATTGACCGTATCGATTGCAGAAGATGAAGTAAACGTACTTGCACCGTTAGCTGCGCCCTTATTAGTCACAACATATTGCATGATAATAATATTACCATCTTCTATCGCAGAACCCAGAATACCGTCACCAAAATAAATTTCATACTGACCATCCTCAACCTCTTGAATAAAATATACATTCGATGTAGAGGTTAGTCCAGAAATATCTGTTGCTTGAGTAAAGGTTGTCTGTATGGTATCCGTTGCAGAGTTTTGAACTATAACCGAAAGGGTTGTTGTATCTGCACGATCATCATTGATTAGAAACCTCTGTTCAACATTCTGAGTATCAGCAACGTATCGACTTGAAACATAACTTCCCTCATAAATTCTAACGTCATCAAAGACAATGTTTGAACCACTGTTAGATGAAGTTACATCAGATATGGTTACAAACTGATAAGATACATCATCAACACTAGCACTGAACACTGTTCCTGCTGGCATAGTTGCACTTACATTCGTTGTGTTAAGAAAAATGTCAACAACTGCGTTAGATGCTGTTGCAGAACGAGTGGTGTATCCCAAGGTCTTCGCATGAGAAACTACACTTGACCTCAGTTGAGAAGAGTCAAGGAACATTTCATTTGCAAGCATGTTCGCATTGAAACCAAGATAGTGTGTATTATATGCAAGAACATCCAGAAGGGCAGATAGACCAGAGCCTTCGAAGTCATAGTCCTTGAACTCTGTCTGATTTCGCATGAAAAGTTTTAGGTTATCCTTAACCTCATCAAAGTCAAATTCTGTTACACTGAGTCTTTTTCTAGTCGCTGCCATTATCGTAATCTCTCTAATAGAACTTCCATATTCACAAGTTCTGTTGGGGCGTTAACAACATAAAACTCAATAGTAACATTATATGCATTGTTGTCAAGATTAGGTTGAGCTCGAACTCCAACGAGTCTAGCTCTTGGTTCAAAGTTCTCAATCACCTCTTCGATCTTCATAGTTAGAACATATGCAGTGATTGGCGTCATAGGTTCAAATAGAATATCTCTTACACCAGAACCAATCTCTGGGTGAAAGGGTTTCTCATAGAAGTTAGTTAGAACAAGATTTCTGACAGATCGTTTGACGGCCGTAAAATCTGTTACCTTGTTGATATCATTTGTTCCCGTCTTAGGTCCAAAAAACAAATCTATATCGGAATACAGTTGAGCAGCTCGTTCTTGTCCCTGATATGTACCGTCAGTATATGCGTCTTTAGCGCTCATGAGCATTCCTCTTTATTATTATTTATACATTTTCTGATGTATTATGTTTCATAATAAACTTATTATTAAACTTCCAAACGTCCTTTGCATTGACTCGAAGAAATCGTTTGTTTGTTTCATTTGTATTTGGGTTAGGAATAGTCACCATGACATTCTTACCCCTCTTAAAAGCATCAATCTGATTATTCAACCGTGCAAGATCATTCTGCAAGTAATCTCTACGAAGTGCTTTACTCACATCTTTGCTTACGTTATTGCGTTCACCCTTTGATGTTTGTGTAGCCCTTGATTTTTTCTTTCCCATAATATAACTCCTTTATGTGTGTTTGTATTTATGTCTTTAAGTTTGTGGTTCTGGGTCATAGTTATCTAAGTATTCATATTCTATGAGTGCTGCAAAACCCCCGAAAGCTTTATTCAAAGATTTGTCTTCCAGAAATCTTCCGGGCCCAAATACGCTATCTTTTCTTACAGATGCGGGAAATCGTCCATAACATCGAAATACGCCTTTTACGTTGAGAATTTCATTATCAACACTAACAATATTGCCGGGGTGATCTTCCAATAATGATCCCGGCATAGAGAATATCAATTCTTTCCCATCAACTTTTACGTTTTGAGAACCTGTGCCACCCCCAGATGTATTAATCCACGGATACATATGTGGTCCATAATAACTATTATAATGTGTACCGATAATTTTTTGATTAGTCGAACCCTCCTCTGGTACTACGAGAAGGTTTTTCATATTATCTCCAAGGTATAAATAAATAGCAATTTTGTCTATTGGTTGATTCTTTAATGTAACTTTCAATGAGAATAGTTCACCAAAGCTTCCATCTTTACCAAGATTTGTTATTTGAGATAATTTAATCTTCTCTAACACAGATGCTCTTCTATTAGGTATGCCCCCATCAGGAGAAAAGGTTTTTCCTGATCCAACTGGCGCAACATTTACATCTCCTCCAGCTGGACTTTTGATTGTTTTATCTGCCTTTACAACTGTTATTGCACCACTATCTTCAGTTGGTGCTTTATTAGTAACCGCATAAGCTTCCGTCTTTTGTTTATTATCGGCAACTGCTGCTGTAACAGTTGCATTATCGTTTGATACCGAGGCGGCTTCAGTTACGGCAGGTGCAGCTGCTTGTTTTGGTGCAATAGGTTTTTGCACTGCTGGTTCAGTACTCCCCGCATCTTTCTCAAGATTAGGAACGATAGCACAAATATCACCACCACCTGATATTGCCGAGGTAGCACTACTAACAAGACTATCCAATTCTAAACCCGCAGCCTTGATGTCATCTTCAAACTCTGTTTTAATTTTTGCAAGAGCAGAAAGAAAAGATGGAGTGCCGGGTATCTGTGAGGCAAGCCCTGCTATCTCTGCTTGTAAATTTAACTTCGGTAGAGTTGGTATCTCAATTGATTGAAGTTTATCCTTCAGACCCGCAAGTTCATTCTGAGCTTCTCCAAACGCAGCTGCAGCAGTAGATGCAGCTTCATCAAGTTTTGCCTTTGCGTCTGCTTTCGCATCAGCAAGTTTAGATAGAACATCATTCAGTTCTGGACTAGCACCACATATATTTGGAATTTTAAAATCAACCATTCTAATCTCCTACCGAAACTGTGCTGGAACCACTTGCAGCATGACCACACGTTGCAAGGTCACCAGCATTACATACCGCAATACCACCAATAAAAACACTATCAGAACCAGCAATCATAGTTGGTGCATCATGGGGCGAGTCGCCATGTGCTGTGACAGAATCACCATGCACAATTACATTTTTACCATTTGCAAACACGGTTGATTGAGATTTAATCAATGCTCCTCCAGCGGCATCGTCTGCATCTCTACATATACCCGGCATCGTTGTCTCCTATGGGTTCATCTGAATTTCAGAACCAACAATTGTTGCAATACCTGTAGATGTATGCGACCATGTTGTTCCTGTGGTGCTTGTCCATGACGTACCGACGATTTGACTCAAAGTATTCTTAGATTCTATTTTCATTAATGCGTCCAACGGTCCGTTCGATGGAGAAACAGCGTTCTCCATCACGATTGTCATATCCGCAGCTGATTTTATGTTCAATGTGTCACCAGATTTAATAGACATGATACCTGATATAGTTGTCTGCGATATATTGGTCTTTGCAAGCACGGTGTAGTTAGAATTAGTTGATATGAAAACACCATCACCACCCTCGTTTGAACCCATCTCCTTACCCGTAACATCCAAATCATATCCACCACCAACAATTTGAATTTTAGATTTCTCAAAGGTGACAACCGAATCACCACCGACTCTACCTTTGATATCATCGTTGATATTGAAAGAATGATTGCCGATAATCTCTTCTTCACGATTACCGCCCGGACCTTTTGGATGTGCATCGTTTGCAGCACCTACCTTGACACGATGGTTCTTATGAATCTTCTGAACGAAGTCTCCTTCAATCTCCTGTATGTAGTCACCCTTAATGAGCTCTCTTACTGAACCCTCAACTGTGATGTTCTGAGAACCCTTGATGACAATGTTCTCACTACCAATCACAATCTCGTAGTTATCACCGACAATCTTGGTGACAACAGAACCGTCAGGGTGAATCTCTTCAAATGTTCCTGCCATGTGCTGGCGAAACATTCTTTCTGCGCCGGGGCTATCATCAACTTCCGTAATGTGACCAGACTCAGATTCAAATACATGGTTGTAGGGATAGACACCAGAAATATATGGGTTTGCATCTTCAATAATACCCTTGGGATGTGGCTCTTCCCAGAATCCCCGTGTTTCATCTTCTTTTAATTCATCGCTGACAGTTTTTATGTTTGGTTTGGTTGCAGTAGGAATACCCGTATTGCTATCATCTTCGTCATTAGACTCGACAGGATCACCACGCAACCGGCTCAGTCTACGAGAAATAAGAGACTGATGTGATTCTGATGCTCTACCCCTAGCTAAACGACTAGTATCTGATTCACCGATACCATGACCAGAGTGAGTTATAGTGCCGGGATATGGACCATATTTTGGTTCAAACTGAAATCCTTTTTGGGATGAACCTTTTCCTCTTGGATCATTAAATCCTTCAGATGTACTAGCACTTTCTTCTGGAATACCCGGCAATGTACCCATGATAACAGGTTGCTGTGCTTCAGTGTCCCTAAAGAACCCAACAACCCACGAACCCTGTGTTAGAAATGACGGTGTGTGACCTAACCCCTGCATAGAAGGATCAGTTACAGGGTGCATCACATGCGCCCACGGTAAGTCAATAGTCTTAACCTGAGTCAAGTCATCACTGTGCCGTCCAAGCACACGAACACGAACCCTACCCAATTGAGCAGGATCGTTCCTGTCTTCAACCACACCAACGAACCAACTGAAACCGTCTTTACCCATGAAATCTTGCATGGAACTATTTATAATAGTTTAGTGAAGGTCTGGATCACGCCCCATGCGTTTTTCAACATGCGACCAGTTGTATTCCTCTATGTCATAAAGGATATCTGGATTGTTTTGTCTTAATATTTCAACACAAGTCAAGGCTTCTTCTTGATCCATGTTATCAGCAATTACTTCTTTTGAAAAGACTCTGTACTTAATCATGATGAACTCCTTTTTGAGATCACCAAATGCGTTCTGTCAGGTCCACAGTTAACAAAACTGTGGAGAATTGTAGTATCAACCTCATAGAGAAAACCATCAGCGGGTATATGCATTATCTCATTCAACGTAGGAAATATAAAGTAAGCATTTGGATTAGTTATAAGAGCCAGATGATAACGAGGCGCTTGGTCTTTGTGTACGGAATATGCAGTGCAAGAATTCATATGCATAATCCTAGCACGTTCACCATTTACATCCTGTATTATGTCAGCAAAAACTGTGCCTTCATAAACTTCATTTAATACTGTATATTCTGACTGATCCTTTATGATACGGTCTTTCTTCTCACGGTGTTCACCAGCTCCATCTGTATATGGATTAACAACAGACTTGTTACTACGTTGTATACAAGTCTGTCGCCTTTGTCCATATATACCAGTGCCTTCAAGTTCATCATTGTCATACAGTGCATCTCCTACACGCAGCTGTATGAGTTCCCACTCAACTAGACATCTATTCATATCATAGCAGTGATTTGTTTTTCTTATTGTCATGGTGGGTTATTTAGACAGTTCCAATCAACTCATTAGGAAGAATGTAATCAAAATTTGCAAGACCAGCAGTATTGCCCTTGGTAATTTCAATATAGACAGAGTTCAAAGACTTCTCCTTGAACTCAACATACTTCTTTAGCTTCTTGGATTTGTACATAAACACCCCATCCTTCAACTTAATGTCATCATACGAGTCTTTATCAGAACCAACAGCAGTCAAAATCCCCGTAAGGATTTCACCAAAGTCACCGTTATATACAACTTCATCACCGATATTCATTTTTTCGTTCCTTATAGATATTCAAACTTAGTTGTTACAATGGGTTCAATCTTTTCACCCACTGGCCTTCCATGACGATCAATCAATCGTGTCTCAGTCGTCACCATTCGTATTCGCCTTGACTTTCGACGGTCAGCACCTGTAGTGTCGTAGTCAATCTCTTCGAAATACTCAGTCGTCACTATCTTGAACGGTTTCGTCATTTCCTGCTCCATATTTAAACTCCGTTTCGGCTGCGAGGTTCAGCTTGTGCATGATATCCTCAGTGAAGTAGGTTTCTGGGTCATTGAGTATCGCTTTACCAAACTGCTTTGACCCGTCAGGCAGTTCATACCGTGTTGATACCTTCTTAAATATCTCATACTTCTCTGCCAGTTCCAGCAGACCGTAGTATCGATCCAATCCCCTGTCATAAGTCAGTCGCACATCCACCATCTTGTTCTCTTTGGTGAGTCGGGACTTGTGGTTCTTACAATGAATGATATTACCGATAACCTCTGTACCATCTTTCTCTTTCTTCTTGCTGAGGTAGATGATACTACTCGCCGCATACTTCAGACCAGAACCACCACCCATCTCCTTGGTAGAGAACAGGCCCATACTCTCATAAGTATGATTAGTTACGACCATCGGGACTTTCGCTCGCCCGAGTTTCAGCGTCAGAACTCGAAACGCCGCTTTTAGCACTTGAGCTCTGGTCATGTCTCTGGTTTCTTTACCATCCGTGGTGTCTTCGACTTCCTTCGTGGTAGATAACATACCCAGAGAGTCCAGACAGAGGAACAACGGCTTACGGTCACTCTCAGGCTGCGCCATGTAGTCGTCAATCACTCGAATTGCCTGTGTACGAAACTCCTGTACGGTTGTGACAGGAAAGATCACCATGCGTTTCGGATCAATTCCACGGTCCACCACCATGTTCTTGGTAATCGCACTTTCACTTTCGAAGTATATGACACCAGCGTCTGGGTCTGCATCCAGAAAGTTCTTTACGATACCCATAAGGAAATACGTCTTACCAGTTGCACTCTCTCCTGCAATCGCAGTAATCTTATTCGAGGGAAGTCCCCCATATATGGAACCACTCAGTAGTCCATTGAAGATATATGAGCCAGTATCAATGAAACTGTCAACATCTCCTGCTTCAACACCGTCATCCACGATAGCTGCGTACTCATTACCAGCATTCTTGATAACGTCTCTTAGAAAATCACTCATATATTCGCTCCTAGTAAATAAAAGAATAGTATTGCTACCACTATATACCCTATTGCAAGAAATGTCAAGGTATAAAAGATATATTTTAAAGAAATAAGTGGATGTCTCACAAAGAAACAAACACAGAACCCGATTAGTAGTACTATTAGTATCGCTTCCATAATATGTCCGGTTAAGTCAATCAGAGTCGCTCAGTTTTGGGGGTGGGGGTGTTTTAAACCAATTCGGGGTATGCCATGCATTGGTGTAGTTATTCTTGTACACCCTGTTACCATTACCATCATACATCCATTCCCTCTTATCAGGGTCAAGGTCGATTAGGTCAGGCCTGCGATATGGTTCATTATTCATTGTTATTCTCTATAGCTTTAATACGAGATTGCATGTAGTCCGTAATCTCTGGGTTAATCTCCAAGTTCATATCGGTAATTCTCTGTAGTTCCATTTTGAATACTGTAAGGGTGGGCATATCTGCACCGTTGATGTTAGCTGACATAGGGGGGAAACTCCTTATAAGGGGTAGATAATTATATAGGGTAGTGCAAATGAAGTGCGCTGAGGTTTAGGGGGGGGTGTCTGAAATAAATCTAGACG